ATCATTAATAGGATAAACAAATGTCTCTAAAACTTCTACAACCAGGTACTCAACCACTCGGTCAATTCGATGGTTATGATGCCGATTACCTCACCGTTAAGGGTGGAGAAATCGCAACTTTCGGTTCTGTTTTGACTTTCGGTCAACCAGGCGTTACCCAATCCGGTTTTGATAAGGCTGCTTATGATGCATTCGACGGTTACGTCAATCCATCTTCCGTAGCAAAACGTCCAGTTGTTACTCACACCTTCTCTGGTGCTGGCGTACTTCCAGGTGTTTCTTCCGCAAGCCGCCCACTTATGCTAACTGACGACGGTATCCTCGGATACGGAACTTTGTTCGGCTCTGTTGTTGGTGGTGTCGTTGGACAACAAGTCAATGGTCCAAATAGCTTTACTGGACCAGTTCTTGGCCCAGCAACCCAACTAGGTTCTGGTAAGATCACTTTGTGGGACAAGCAAGGTCTATACGCAGTATCCTTGGATGCTTGCGATACCGCAGCTACTACTGGTTTGCAACCAACCAACACCTCTCTTGATGTCGGTGCCGCCATCAGCTTCAATGCTTCCGGTCAACTAACTCCAGTCGCAACTGGTGTTGGACAACTCGGCGTAACTGTCGCTCGTCTCGTTGAATTCGCAACCAACGGTTCTTTGGTAACCACTCCAAACAGCCTCGTTGCCGCTCTCAACAGCCCATCCGGTACCACTCCAGGACCACGTTCCTTCGCGTACGCCGTCTTCTGGTTCAACCCACCAGCTCTCTAATTGAGAACTGAGTAAGTTTAAGTGTTTGATAGATTGATTTCTATCAAACACTCTATCACACGAAAGTGTGTTACGCTGGTAAGACTGGCAATAAATTCCACTAGGAGTCTTTCATGAATATGTTTTCTGCCCAAGGCCAAATGAACGCCTCATCCCTCAAGGATGCTCTGCAGACTCTCGTTAAGTATGCTGCTGTTCTCGAAGAGAATACCCCATCTAACATCGGTCTCGCAGGTCAACCTTCCCTCAGCGATGAGAAGCGTGATGAACTAATTTCTCGCGCTATTATGACTCAAGACGGTAAGATTGCTCTTGCTCAAGCAATGGCAAACCCAATCCGTAGAAACTTGGATTACCACGGAATCGCACGCCGCGCCCTCGTAGTTGACCCATTGCCACAAGGCGCAATGCCAACTTACGACCGTGATATCGACGTCGCTGCCGTTGTTATCTCTTCTAACGGTACTGGCCCAGAGTCTCGCGTTTTCGGCGACCGCGTTGTGGTTCCAGAATTCGAAATCTACGCAAACCCAACCGTACGTATCGCTGAAGTCAAGCGTCGTCGTTTCAACGTCATTGACCGTGCTGTTCAAAAGGCTCGTCAAGAAATCATGGCTCAAGAAGATGCAAACATCTTCGCAGCTTTGGACGCAGCAGCATCCGTCGAGAACACCTTGACTGATATCGCAGACGCCGGTCTTCTAAAGAGAGACCTCGTCGAAATCAAGCAACAAATCGACCGTTGGGACCTAGTTACTACCAAGTACTTCATGAACATCAATGAGTTCACCGATATCCTCAAGTGGGGTTCTGGTGGTGGACAAGGCGTAGGCGGCGGTGATTTCGATCCCGTAACTATGCGTGAAGTTCTACAAACCGGTCTCTACGCTCACATCTGGGGTACTGACATTATGGTATCCAAGATCGTTCCACCAGGAACCATCTACGGTGCTTCTGACCCAGAATTCGTAGGCGTTATGCCAATCCGTCAAGACATCGAAGTCTTGCCAGCAGACGAGCCAAAGCAACTAAAGTTGGGTTGGGTTGTTTCTGAAATTATCGGTATCGCTATCGTGAACCCACGTGGTGTTGCTGCTGGTCGTAAGTCTGTCGTCATCGGAACCTAATTAAGACCGATTGAGTAAAGCTTGAACGGCTCCTAGAGAAATCTAGGAGCCGTTTTTTATTGCATCGCTAATTGGATTAAGTATTCCCTAGTGTTGTGCTCGGGATGTTCCAATATTTCTGAATAGCATTTGTCCAGCAACACTTTCAGTTGTGGTCCTGGAGTAATTCCAATTCCCATCAAATCGTTACCGTTGACTGCTAGCTCTCTACGCGCTAACACCACCTCTTCATCATAGAAGGTAAGCTTCTCAAAGGGCAATTCAAGAGCCTTGGCTAACTCTATAAATTGCTGATAGGTATGCTCCCAGGTGTCAGGGGCTTCGTTCTTAATTCTGGCCATAAACTTCCTATAAGAAAGAAGGGTACTACTTTCTTTAAAGAAAAAGAATTTCTCTAAAGTGTTTAAGAGAAATAATACCCTCTTGACTTCTTTAGTTGACAATTTTAAACCAAGTAGTTCCTCTTCTACCAATTTGACTGGTAGTCTGTTGTAAAGAAAAGCTAATCTGGTTTCTAGATCGCCTTGGCATCTATCTTGAACTCCAAGTAAAGGTAGCTCTCTACCGGAGAGTAGAGGACAAGCAATGTCCAAAGCTCCCGAATTACGGAGAACAATCATTCCATAGCTAGAACTGGTGGACAAAAGAGTTTTGCACAACTCATCACTAATGCGTTCTTTTGATACCCTCTTCAAAATATCAATGCTTGCCATCATCCCCTGCATGGTATATTCGTCTACTTTGTATCCAAAACGGGCTGCGAATCGTGCTACTCGCATGATACGCAAGCCGTCTTCTTGGAAGCGCGCTGCCGGATCGCCAACCGCTCTAATAATACCACAACGTAAGTCAAAAGCTCCTGCAAAAGGGTCTACCATGCGATTGGCGATAGGATCGTAGGCCATAGCGTTGATGGTTAAGTCTCGGCGAGCCAAGTCTTCCTCAACCTTTTTGACAAATTTGACCTCCTCTGGTCGTCGACCATCTAGATATTCCCCCTCTACTCGGAAAGTAGTAACCTCAAAATGATTCTCTTCACCTTCACCCATACAAACTGTAATAGTTCCGTGCTGAAGTCCAGTTGGAATGGTACGTGGGAAGATACCCATCACTTCCGTGGGGGAAGCGCTAGTTGTAACGTCCCAGTCTTTAGGAGTAACTTCTAGGAGCAAATCTCGCACGCAACCACCAACAATAAAAGCCTGGTGACCGTGCGCTTGCAGCTCAGAGCATACTTTTAAAGCTAGCGGATGAACGTCTGTTTTTAAAATAGTGGTTCGCATAGTGTTCCGCAAGATAAACATTTAAAAATTACGTGTCAAGGCTACGGGCATGCAATAACCTGGCATTATAATGAAGTTCTACCTAAAGACAGAGGAAAATGAGACTATTTGATGTTTCCGATCTCTATAATTTGATTTCTAAGGGCAGCGAACACGTGCTCTCTAGAAAGGAAGCCCGCGATCTACGTAAAGTAGCTTTGCATTCGTTATCTACTGGAAATGGCTTCAAGAAATTAGCATTTGACACTCGCCGAATTGATCAAGAAACAGAATACAATCCTCGTCGTGGTTTACAGAATTATAGTCGTAGTGAAGCCTTCGTTTCTGAAGCATTAGAGAAGAAAATTGTTAATTTCGCTAAACTTCGTAATGTGCTACTTGGACTTAAAGAAACTTATGGTAAAGAACATGAGTGGCAAGATAGTAATGCCCGCGTTCTATTATCTACTTTAGATAAGGGTCTTCGTATTGTAGCTAATGATGGTGACTTTACTGAAAGTCAGCCTGGTGTTGGTAGTTTTGATTACATCGAAGAGCTTTTGCATGTAAGATATCGTCTTGGTTTTGATAGTTTATCAAAAATGGCAGAATCAGACTTGCGAAGAGTGATTTTGTCCAAAGATGAAGAGTTAACTCGTAAAGATATGGGTAAAGCATTAGAAATTACCAAAAAAGATGTAGCTAAAGAAAGTTATGATACACTTATGAATAAATTATTTGATGGATGTCATGCTAGCGCTGAGAATCCAGATATCGAAAGAACTATCACCATTACTATTAGAGATAGATTCCATAAACAGGGAGACTAACTATGGGTATGGATGATTTTGCACCCGGTCGAAAAGAATGTGGCCAGTTTATAGTGAAGAATATTTCTCCACAAAAGAAAACCATCAGCATTTTTAATTATCCAATCAATTTGGGATGTACTAGGGATCTGCTCGAAATTCCCGGAGTCTCCGAAGGCGATATTAAATCCGCCCTTATGAAGGGACAAATTAGACACAAGTTTAAAGTTGGGGACATTGAGCTAGTTTTCAGCGATATTGATTTATTGCAGTTTAATGATTGTGGTATCAAATATTTAGAAGGTTATGGCTTCACAACTGGTATTCTAGTTGGATATGATCAATTAGATGGTTATGTTCAAAGTTTACTCAATGCTTCTGGTGGTGTTGGTTATCTTTGGAGAGAAAAGATACCATTGATTGGTATGAGGAATGGAGTTAATAGAACTTTCTATACTCCAGATAAATTTCTCAATGGTTCATATTTGGGTAATAATTTTCAAATTACTGTACTTCATAATGGTGGTCATAAATACGAAAATATAGATTATACCATTGCGGAGTCTGGTGGACCAGGAACTGGCTATGATACTATCAATTTAATATCATTTACTCCAAATACACATAGTTTAATGTTTGCAACTTACGCTATCATTGCATAAGTTCATATAATAATTTAGAAGGATATAAAATATGGCTGCAACAAGACTGAATGCATATGATCAGGCACTAGATATAGCGGGATCATTAATCCAGCAATCCAACCTTAATTTGTTGGATGAACCGGCAGGTCTTGGATTGCCATTGACAGGACAAACTGGCGCCGCCGCTGCCGTTGTCACCATTAACCCTACCGATGTCACCATTACTGGATTGACTGGTATGACCTTACAGTCTGTTGGTAATTTTATACAATTTACTGGTGGTTTGACAGGTAACCAAGGGACTTTCCTCATTGATACTTTTATTAGTGCAACTTCTGTCACTATTGTTAATCCAAATGCAGTTGTCGATGCGGGCCCTTATGCTTGGACCGAAAGATACCCATACAGTTTGTTAGAAGATTTAAATTTTGAGCGTACGGATCGTACCCTTATTAAGGGAGTTCCATATTTCGATCCAATTCCAACTTATACTCGTCCCGATGCTACTAACGTACAAGTTCCAGCTAATCTTTCTAATATTAATGGGAAAACTACTGATGCTGTTGCTTATAATGTTAATAGAGCATTCTTTGCAATTCCCGTTAGTGATGGTTATACTCAAGTAACTATTACGTCAGCGGGACAACTCAAGCATGCAGGGGCTGTTACAACTGATATCACTGGTGTTCCATGTTTCGATATCAATAACCCTGGCCCATTTACTAGTGATTGGGTATCTTGTTATGTTCATATCGTAGATGGTTATGTAAGCGGTAGTGAACTTGTAGTTTTGAGCGGACCCCACATTGGTGAAAGAATTTTCGGTCAAACTTTCCAAGGCGCTTCAACCTCCCCTAACTCTGTAGAGATTAGATTTTTCTCCGCACCTTTCAATGTTAACTATGCAACTGATGCTACCCCTTATGTTTGGGAAGCCGGACAAACTCCAATCATTAACGTATTGTATGGCTATAATGAAATGCTAAGCAATCTAGATGAGAATGCTTTTAGAACCGTTCCAGCTCTTGGTATTTTGACCGATGCTCAATTATCTGGTGATATTCAAGACATCTTTGATCAATTAGGAACTACTGACGGATATACTAGTCTTAATGGTTTCTTAACCAATACTTCTACTTTTTTTCCCTTCTTTTATCTCGATGCAACA